AGAATCTGCTGATACTATCGACACCATACGTCAAATAAATGCAGAGCGACCAGAAATGTTAAAACCATTGATGTTAGCTTATGAGTTTACTGACGGAAAGGTTAATAACATAGCTGAACTAAATAGATATTTTAAGAACTCTACTGGTATAATGCGTAAAGCATTTATTGATTTAGACCCAGAATATGAGTCAATGTTTATGCAAGGTGTTTGGTCTAATATATACAACTCTACTTTGTCAGCTATTGGTACACCACTAAAAGCTGCTGCGTCTAACATGGCTTTGATGATAGAAAGACCTATTGCTACATTAGCCGGAGCTATAATGCAAAGAGATGTAGATATTATGAGAAGAGCTAGTTACATGTACTTTGGAGGTATAGGTGACACTGTACAAAAATCTTTCGATCACATGAGACTTGTGTTTCGTAAAGCATGGACAGACCCTAACTCTGTAGGTTATGTAATGAGAGAAGATATTGCAATTAAGAACGAAGGTCAGATAAAATCTCTTAGAGCATTTGCAGAAGCACAAGAAAAATCAGGTAACTTTGGTCCTTCAGGAATTGTTGACAGGATAGAAGCTATGAATGATATAGCTAATCATCCATGGTTACGTTTTAGTGCTAACTCCATGACAGCGTTTGACGGATTTACTAGAGCGTTTATTGGAGCTGTAGAAACTAGAGGTAAAGTATATGACGATATGATAAAAAGAACTGGTAAGAAAAAACTATCAGCTAAAGGTATTGAAAGATTAAATAAAAAGTATTACAGAGAATTGTTTGATGATACAGGAATGATTACAGATAAAGGTGTAGAGTTTGCGTCTAAAGAAATAGCTATGAACTTAGACAGTCCTGCTGTTGATAGTTTTAACTCTATTATTAAACGTTTTCCATTACTTAGACCTTTCTTCATGTTTCCTCGTACTGCAACAAACATGATTAAATTTACTGGCTCACATAACCCATTAGGTTTGTTTGTTAAACAATTTAATGAGTATGGAGAACCATTTGCTAATCAATCAATAAGCAATGTTAGAAACTTACTAGAGCAAAGAGGTATTACTGGTTTAGCTGATGACAAACTAGAAATGGCGTATGAAACAATACGTGCAGAATTAAAAGGTAGAAAAGCTATAGGTGCATTTGCCGTATCAGGTGCAGCATTTATGTTTACCTCTGATAGATTACATGGTAATGGTATTTACGATAAGACTAGACAACGTACTAGAAACCAACTTGGTTGGCAACCTAGAAGTTACAAAGGTTGGGATGGTAAATGGTATAGCTATGAAGGATTAGGAGCTATAAGTGATTGGATTGCAGTTACTGCTGACATTATGGATAACTTTGACACACCCGGGTCTGACGGTACTTTAGATACTAATGGCATGGATACTTCTATGGCAAAGATGATGTATGTGATAGCAGCTAACTTAACAAACAAAACATTCTTGGCTGGTATAGAACCATTGTACGACGTACTACAAGGTAACCCAAGTGCAACAGCTCGTTGGACTGCAAGTTTTGGTAGTAGTTTAGTACCGGGTAGTGGACTTAGAAATGAACTATCTAGATTAATGAGTCCCGGAATCAAAGAAGTAGAAAATGAATTTACACAACTTTTAGCTAACAGAAACCCCGGTTCAAAAGGACAACTTCCTGCTGCATATGACTGGGTAGATGGTGGTAAAGTTAGAGAACCAGACAGTTTCTGGACAAGAGCATGGAACGCCTACGCACCTGTATTTAAGGTACGAGAAGGTATGTCTCCAGAAAAACAGTTTCTTATAGATGTAGAGTTTGACGGTAGACCACAGTTAAATACTGATGGTAACGGTGTTGAACTAACCTCAGCACAAAGATCAGAAGTTACTAGATTAATGGGTGAAGATAAAATCTTTAAAAAAGCCATTACTAAAATTATGAACTCTGCTGACGGTAAAAGATTTAGAGCTGCATATAAAGAG